AGCATTTTACCACGATTCATCAGCATGTCTATTTAAAAATGGTAAATTGATGTTTGCTTGTGAAGAAGAAAGATTTAGTGGAATAAAGCATGATAGTTCATTCCCAAACAATACTATAGAGTATATTTTAACCAAATATAAACTTAATAAAGAAGATATACATGCGGTTTGTTATTACGAAGAACCTAAATTGAAATTTAAAAGAGTTTGGGATAATTTTAAAACAAACTTTTTTAAAGCACCAATTCATGTATCCAAATCTTTGGTTGAAATAACATCAAACAAAGTAAAAATACACAAATTACTCAAAACAATATCCGATAATGTGTTTTATTCAGAACATCATAAATCACATTTATACTATTCTGTAGCCACGTCTGATTTTTTAGAGTCGGATGTAATTTCAATTGATGGTGTTGGTGAGATTGATACTATATCTTATGGATTACATAAAGAAAAGGGAATAAAATACAAAAGTTTAGCACAATACCCACATTCTTTGGGATTATTCTATTCAGCTATGACATCTTATTTAGGATTCAAACCAAATGAGGGAGAACATAAAGTAATGGGGTTGGCATCATATGGTTCTAAAAGTAAATACATCAAATTGGTAGGATCTTTAGTTAGATTTGGGGCTGGTAGGTTAAATTGCGATATGGATAAGTTTTGTTGGGATAGAGATGATAAATTAATGTTTAATCATAAGTTAATTGAACATTTGGGTATCCTACCTAGAGATTCGGATGAACCAATTACAGCAGAACATGAAGATTTAGCATACGCAGTTCAGCAAGTGTATGAGGATGTTTTCTTTGCTATCCTAAATCATATAAGTTCCCAAAGTAAAAACACAAATTTGTGTTTAAGTGGGGGATGTGCATATAACGGAACGGCAAATGGTAAAATAACTAAAAACACAAATTACAAAAAACTATGGATACCATCTGCACCATCTGATGCAGGTTCTTCTATTGGAGCATGTATCAATTATCTTATCCAAACTGATGATACTTTTAAAGGAAAGGTTACTAGAAATCCATTTTTGGGACCTGAATATGGATATGGTAAGGTTGTGGAAACAATAAATCCATCTAAAATTGTAAGATATAGTAGTGAAGAGGACTTATTGAGTAAAGTAGCTGAAGAACTACATAATGAAAAGGTAGTTGGTTGGTTTTATGGAAGTATTGAGTTAGAACGGAATATCAAAAAACATTAGGAGCTGTAACTCATGTGGATGGAACGGCAAGAATTCAAACCATATTTACTACATCAAACAATAGAATATACAGATTATTACGAAAATATGAAAAGTTAAGTGGATATCCAATACTTTTGAATACATCGTTTAATGTAAAGGATAAAACTATGGTTTTAACGCCGGAGGATGCTCTGGAAACCTTCTACGATACGGAAATGGATGTGTTGGTTTTGGGTAATTATATTGTTTACAAATAATTTGATATTTATATATACAAATAGAATAATATGGCTCAAATAAATTGGACAATCAGACAATTAGAAAGACACATTGTAAATGGTATCGTTACAAGAGTGTATTGGAAGTGTGAAGTTATAGATGGTATTTTTACAGCAGCTGCACAAGATGTTGTGACTATTTGTGATGATTTAAGCACAGTTGATACTAATGCTGCTGAGTTTACACAATTTGAAAACCTAACTGAATCACAATTAGTTGATTGGGTTAAGGGTAAACTTGGAAATGAGGAGGTAACAAACATAGTTAATGGATTAACCTATAATATAGATATTCAAAAGGATTACGCTACTAACTTTGTATATGGATTACCTTGGGAAGAGACTGTGACTGAAGAAGAAACAACCGAATCTTAAGAATAGGATACACTAAATAATACTAATAGATTCCCAATACGATATTTTGAAAAAAAATTGTGTTTTGGGGATTTCCCTTATATTTATATGTGTATTTTGTTTGGAAGTACACGGAATTAAAATATAATAACAAATATATAAATAACAATGGCAGAAAGAATCGTATCACCTGGTGTTTTTACAAGAGAAAATGACCTATCCTTCTTAGCGCAAGGAGTTGGTGAAATTGGAGCAGCATTTATTGGACCTTTTAAGCAAGGACCGGCATTTATTCCAACAATCGTAAGAACTCAATCAGAATTCGAAGATATCTTCGGAACACCCGATGGAACATATTACACAGAATATGCAGTTCAAAACTATTTAAGAGAAGCGGGAACGGCCACCATCGTAAGAGTTGGTGGTATTGGTGGTTATAGACAACCACAACCTTTTGCTTTGAGAATTACTGGTTCGGCAACTAACACAGGAATTGATGGTAGAATATTTGCAGTATTATTCGCTACGGGTTCTAACAATCAAACTACAGGATTCACAGGATCTATTTCAGCAAGCCAACTATCTGATAGTTCATCTTTTGAAATAAACAACGCGGGTATAATGGGAAGCTCTTATACATTAAATTTATTACCAACATCAACAAATGATGTTAGTGATGTATTTGGTGAATCTCCATTTGGAACTAAACCTGCATACGCTTATGTATATTTTGAAAATTATGCAGCAACATTATCTAACATAGGTACTACTCCTGGTGATTATGGAATTGAAAGGTGAAGATGGTTCAACTGATTATTCTGTATTCACTGTAACTGTAAGAGCATTTAGTGATAGTGATAGAAGAAAGGTAGTTTTAGAAACATTTAACAATGTAAACTTAGACCCTGCTTCTCCAAACTTTATAGCTAGAGTAATTGGTGATAGAAATGTAACTATTGATTCTGATGGTAAAATTACTGAAAATGGTGATTATTCAAATAAATCAAAATATATTAGAGTTGAAGTAAAAGAGCAAGGCACGTATCCAATATCAGCAATGCCATTTGGACACTCAGCATATTATTCTCCAATTGATGATGGACAAAATGGTGCATTATTACCAGGTGTTCAATATTCAACCGGTTCTAAAGATAACACAACATCTTCAACTATTAAATTTAGTGGTTTAGATTTAGAATCTACATCATACAAAATTGATAACGCTCAATTCTTAAAACCAATACCTACTGGAGTAACCGGAAGAACTTCAAACGCATTTTCATTTAACAATTCACCATTCAGCTATGTTCCAACAGGTTCAGCAGCGGTGGATATGGCTAAGAGACAAATGATTTTATATTTCCAAGAAGGTTTTGATGGATTAAATCCAATTATTAAGCCAGCATTAGGAACAGGTATTTCAGCGGCTAACGCACAAGGACTTGATTGTTCAACTTCAATAGCAAGTGGTTCGGTGGGATACGCTAAAGCAATCGCAGCGGTATCTAACCCTGATGAATATGATATTAACATGGTAGTAACTCCAGGTATCGTTAGAAGATTACACTCTAATGTAACTGATAGAGTTATTGATATGGTAGAAGCTAGACAAGATGCATTCTACATCGCTGATTTCAACGGAGCAGGTGATACAATCACACAAGCAACTGATGAAGCATCTTTAGTAGATTCAAACTATGTTGGAACTTACTATCCTTGGGTTAAGACTATCGATGGTAACACAAACAAATTAACTTCAGTTCCTCCATCAACTTTATTACCAGCAGTATTTGCAGCTAACGATAGATTGGCAGCAGAGTGGTTCGCACCAGCAGGTTTAAATAGAGGTGGTATTACGGGAGCAGTTTCAGTATTGAATAGATTAACACACTCTGAAAGAGATACTTTATACGAAGCAAAAGTAAACCCAATCGCTGTATTCCCTGGACAAGGTATTGTAGCATACGGACAAAAAACATTGCAAGATAGAGCATCGGCATTGGATAGAATCAACGTAAGAAGATTACTTATCACTGTTAAGAAGTTCGTAGCATCTACATCTCGTTTCTTAGTATTCGAACAAAATACTTCAGAGACTAGAACTAGATTCTTAAACACTGTTAACCCTTACTTTGAAGCAATTCAACAAAGACAAGGACTTTACGCATTCAATGTGGTAATGGATGAATCTAACAACACACCTGATGTTATCGATAGAAACATTATGGCTGGACAGATTTTCTTACAACCAACAAAGACTGCAGAATTTATAGTTATTGATTTCAACATCTTACCAACTGGAGCAACGTTCAGCGCATAAGATACTGAAAAAATAATTAGAGTATATTTATTATTAATAAAACAGATAAAGAAATAAAATGGCAGAAGTATTAGAGTTTGATAAGATGTTCTATACGAACTTCGAACCGAAGATGAAGAATAGATACGTGATGGAAATCGATGGTATCCCTTCTTACTTAGTAAAAGCAGCAGCTCGACCTTCAATTCAATTTGAAACTATTGTGTTAGATCACATCAACATCAAAAGAAAATTACAAGGTAAGGGAGATTGGCAGGATATAAATATCACATTATACGATCCAATTGTTCCATCAGGAGCACAATCGGTAATGGAATGGGTTCGTTTAGGACACGAATCTATTACTGGTAGAAGAGGTTACGCTGACTTCTATAAGAAAGATATTACATTCTATATGTTAGGTCCTGTTGGGGATAAAATTGAACAATGGACTATTAAAGGTGCATTTATTCAATCCGCTAACTTTGGTGATTTATCGTTTGATTCTAATGAACCTGCAACAATTGAATTAACTTTATCTTACGATTACGCAATCTTAGAATTCTAAAAATATTCCTTACGGAAGCTACCGAAGGACAACCCTCATCAGAAATGGTGGGGGTTTTTTTATTTCCAATTTTTTTAAAAACATATATTTATATATAAACAAACACATACAAGTTATGACAGAACAAAAATACGATTTTCCAACCGAAGTGTTGGATTTACCATCAAAGGGGTTGATTTATCCAAAAGAAAACCCATTATCATCGGGTAGAATTACTATAAAATATATGACGGCAAAGGAGGAAGATATTCTTTCTAATCAAAACCTTATTAAAAAAGGTGTTGTATTGGATAAGTTATTTGAATCAATTATTGTGGACAAGGTTGACCCTAAAGATATAGTTATTGGTGATAAAAACGCTATTATTTTGGCAACTCGTTTGTTAGGATATGGACCTGATTACTCATTGAAATTCTACTCAGGTGTAACTGGGGAAACTATTCCAACTGTAGTCGATTTATCTAAAGTTCAAACTAAAGAAGTTGATTTTTCTTTATTTAAGAACAAAAATGAGTTTGAATTTACTACTCCATTGGGTAAAAATAAGTTAACATTTAAGTTACTTACACATGGTGATGAATTAGCAGTTGAAAAGGATATTCAGGCACTTGAAAAGTTAAATAAAGACGGCTCGTTTGAAATTACCACTAGATTGAGATATATGATTAAATCAGTTGATGGTAATTCTGATATATCTACAATTAATAAATACATCACTGGAATGTTAGCTAGAGATAGTAAAGCACTTAGAGATTATGTAAAGAATATATCTCCTGATATGGATATGACCTTTGAATATACTCATAGTACGGGAGAGAAGGAGGCTCTACCTATAACAATGGGTGTAAACTTTTTTTGGCCTGCCGAGTAATCATTCAATAAATATCCACACTCAAATATTTGAGATGTGTAATTATGGTAATGGGTTCAATATTATGGATTTATACAAAATGCCTGTTCATTTAAGGAATTTTTACTATAAAAAGTTAGTAGAAGCTAAGGAAAAAGAAAATGAACAAATAAAGAAATCAAATTCGCCATCAAATTCATCTAAAGTTAGGATTAAACGATAATCCTAACTTTTTTTTTAACCTATATTTATACTATATTAATAGAAACATTTATTATGAAAAAAACTAAAAAATTAGAACAAAAATCATACATTAAGGAGTTTTTTGGTCTGTTTGGCAAGAAAAAATCGGAAAGAAAGAAAGATATAAATGATTTAATTGATAATGATCCCATTCTTAAGAAATTGGATGCTGAAATCAATGATATAAACTCAAAAGCCGAAGATAGATTAGAAAAAATAGCAACATCAGATCAAATGGCTATATTGAGAAAATATGGTGTTATTAAATAAAAATAATTAATGGCTGACAAAAACGGTGCAAATTTAAAAGAAGCTCTAGCAGCTGAAAAGGAAATTCTTAGTTTAGAAACTGAGATAGATAAACTTGCCGAGAAAAAAGGTAAACGAGCAAAGGAGCAATTAGCCACTGCTCAAAAAGATCTTGCCACAAAAAAAGCAGTTTTAGCTAATAGTAAAGCATACTCCGAATATCAAAAAAAGATAAATAAAGATACCGAAGCATTTGGTAAATCCTGGACAAAGCTAAGTAGTGCAGTTCAAAAAAACTTAGGTGGAACTAATAGAAATGCAACAGTCTATTCATCTATAAACAGTAAAATAATAGCCTTAGAAGCAAAACAAGCTGGATTGACTGGTGATGAATTGGAAGCTAATTTGCAAATGGTTTCACGATTAAGAGAACAAAACGATAGTATGTTACAACAGGCCAAAACTACAGCAACCGCTGAAGCTAAGGCTAGGGGTATGAATGATATTGCAATAAAAAGAAAAGAATTAGAAGAAGAAATAACTAAAGCTAAAGAAGAGGGTAATGAGGAATTAAGAGAAGCTTTAGAATTGGAAAAAGAAGCATTAGAATTAAGAGATAAATTAGAAAAAACAGAAAATAGGCTTACTGAAATAAAAAGTCAACAAGATGATTTAATTAACCAATTACCAGATGGTCTTAAATCATCAATTGGATTTGCAAAAGGTTTGGGTGATGCTATTAAGGGTGGAATGGGACCTTTGTTTTTAATTGGAGGTGTTTTAGCTCTAGCCATCTCATCTTTTAAAGAATTGGATGAATCTGCAAAAAAATTCAGAGAAACCACTGGACTTACAAATTCACAAATGGAAAGTATTCGTTCTGATGCAAATCAGATTACGGGTGAATTTGGTAATTTAGGAGTAAATGCTGAAAAGGTATTTGATACAGTGGCTGCTTTAAAATCGGAATTTGGTGATACAGTCAAATTTTCAAAAGAAACAACC